CAAACTCAAGATAGCATTCGACATTGCGCGGTTCGTTCTTTTTATTGTCACCAGCCTGAAAACTCTGGTGCTGAACGCTGAAGAACAACTGCCAGAATCTGGTCACGGAGCAGAAAAATTTGCAGCTGTAAAACAGGCAGTAATTATGGCTGCTGGTTATGCAGACATAGCCTCAGAAGCCATTGAAGCTCTGGACGCATTTCTTGAAGAACAAATAAATTCCACAGTTGCAAAATGGATAAACTCCGGCACTTCAAACTAAGTGAGTTTGCTTGCAAGTGCGGATGTGACTCAGACGGCAGCGAGATGAATGAAACGCTGCTGGAAGCCCTGGATGCTATCCGCACTCTGTGCAACTTTCCTTTCGTAATTTCCAGCGGCTACCGCTGCCCAAACCATCCAGATGAGCGAATTAAGAGCGCGCTAGGGGCGCATTCTAAAGGTGTCGCTGTAGATATTATGGTAAGGGGAGAAAATGCCGTAGAGCTTCTCAGAATCGCTCTAAACGCCAATATTTTTACTGGCTTTGGGGTTCACCAGCGCGGTAGCGGACGTTTTATCCATCTGGACATCGCTACAAGCTACGAATTCAGCGCGCCGCGACCGTATATTTGGTCATACTAAGATTTACAAAGTAAACCGAATAAATTATTATTCTCCTTATGGTCGGGATTCGCCCGACCAATACTAGGAGAAAGAAAGATGACAGCTAAAAAGAAAACAACCGCCGGAGAAATCTGGCAAACGCTATCCGCAATCGACTGCTCTGACCATGTCGAAAAGAAAGGCAACTTGACTTATCTTTCTTGGTCGTGGGCATGGCAAATCCTGATGGAAAACTATCCTGACTCGCAATACAGCTTTGCACCGCACGAAATCATGCCAGACCAAACAGTGATGGTTCATTGCCAGATCACGATTGACGAAGTGACTCGGACAATGTGGCTTCCAGTTATGGATCACAAGAACAAAGCAATTGCCAATCCAAGTTCCTTTCAAGTCAACACTGCAATGATGCGCTGCCTGACCAAATGTATATCAATGCTTGGGTTGGGCGCTTACATATATGCGGGAGAGGATTTACCTCAAGCAGAACAGGAAAGGCGCGACTCACCTTTGACTGATGAGCAGTGGGAAGTCATTAGCGATTTGCTTGAAGCTACGGACACTGACCACACGAAGTTTTGTGAAGTATACAAGATTCCGGCTGCATTCGATCTTAAACAAGAAAACTATGAGAATGCAAAGACTGCTCTTGAACTCAAGCTGAAGAAGCTGAATGCAAAGCTGGAGGCGCAGAATGAGAGTAACTGAACACGAACAAAGGTCGGACGGGTGGCTCGCTGCTCGTCTTGGCGTCCCAACTGCCAGCGGCTTCAGCAAGCTGATTACCTCAACCGGAAAAAAGGCTGCGTCATTTGACAGGTATGTCAACGAGCTAATCGCGGAAAGGCTGACAGGCCAAACCACTTACGTTCCGACTACTGACGCAATGCAACGCGGAACTGATCTCGAACCACTCGCCAGAGCTTTCTACGAAATGGTTTATGACCTGAAAGTGTTTGAGGTTGGGCTTTGCCTCCACGATGACGTCGATGCTGGAGCTTCGCCTGATGGCTTGGTCGGCGATGATGGTTTGCTGGAAATCAAATGTCCACTTGCCAGCACGATGATTGGGTACCTTCGAGACAACAAACTGCCGACCCAATACGTTCAGCAAGTTCAAGGACAGCTTTGGATCACTGGTAGAGACTGGTGCGACTTTCTTGCATGGCATCCGAACACTCAAGCTCTGCTTGTAAGAGTTGAGCGAGATGAAAAGTATATTGCTGAACTGGCTTCAATAGTCTGTGAAGCGATTGATGTGATAAACGAAAATGTAAACAAACTCGGGAGAAATAACTGATGAATAAATTTGATAACACAAATCGCGGCGTTCTGTTTGTTGAGCGGAATAAGAAGTCGGACAATCATCCTGACTTCAATGGCAAAATCAATGTTGACGGAGTGGAAAGATATATTTCTGCATGGATGAACAAATCGCAAAGAGGAGAAGATTATTTCTCACTTTCTCTTGGCAAGGTTGTTGAGCAGCCGAAAGCTCAACAGAAGCCAGCGGAAGATGATGACTCGGACGTTCCATTCTAGCTAAAAAAAGCCCAGGCGAAAGCCTGGGCAAATCAAAACAACATCTCATGGAGAAATCACAATGATCTCGGATACAAGTATAACACCTTTCCACGTTTTCGTTGAGAAAGCTGTTAGGAAAACTGGCATATATAAAAAAGCAGAAATTGCCAGACGATTGAATGCCAGCCCGCAATTAACAGGAAAATGGCTGAAAGCGAATGACGTAAAACTTTCAACCGCTCACAGAATCGCAGCAGCTTACGGTATGACTTTGCAAGAATTTCTGGAGGGCTAACAATGACTGGACAGCATTGGGTAGTAAATAGCACTACAACTCGCGATGATTTCATAAACCACGTCACGGAATTGTTCAACAAACATCACTACGTCACTTTTACTTGGGACGTTGCAAAGCAAAGAACCAAACGACAAAACAACGCGCTGCACGTTTGGCTTGGTCAGGTCGCTAACCTCTTAAACGAATCTGGAATGGACATGAAAAAAACATTGAAAGCGGAAACAGATATTCCGTGGACAATGCAAAGCGCAAAAGATCACTTGTGGCGACCGATCCAGAAAACTCTTGTCGATAAGGAATCAACAGCAGACTGCGAAACCACTGACTACAACAAAGTCTATGAGATTCTGTCGCGGCACTTCAGCCAGAAGTTCGGCATCACTCTACCGGAGTGGCCGAAAAATGATTAAATACACTATTCGCCAGAACTGGCGAGACCACATTGAGCGCAACTTGAAAAATGAAAAACTCAACGAACGAACAATCGCAGACTGGAAAAAATCACAGTACGTCGGACTTGCTGGAGAATTGTGCTTTGCAAGATTTCTTGATGACAATGGTATTGATTTCGACTATTGCGGTGACAAGTCTTATGATTTTGATTTTGCTTGCGGTGACACTTTTATTGATGTGAAAAGTCGAAGCAGCAATTTTATTCCGGTTCCTTACGCTACTGATTTTGCAATAACAGACTATCTCGAATTCCAGAGGACAGATATTTACGTTTTCACAGCTGTTTGCGAAAAAGAAATTTATCTGCTTGGATGGGAACACAAAGACAGGTTCTGGAATCACGAACATGCTGTCAAATGGAAAGCTGGTGACAAGCGATCACAATCTATTGTCAAAGCTGATTGCACATCTCTGAAAGTTTGCTATCTGGCTCCAATGGAGTCGCTTTTGACTTACCTTTCTGTCAAAGATGAAAACTCGACGCTGTAGTTTATGCAAAAAGAAAGTGCCAGCAGAGTCTGCTGTAATTGGATCGCTCAAAGCGTTCTGCTGCATGGAGCATCTGGTCGAATATGCCAAGTCTGAAAAGGCTCAGGATTTTGCAAAGAAAAGTAAAAAGAGACAAACTCGTGAAATCAAAAAACAACAACTCACTCGGAGGGATTATGAAAAAATTGCTCAGACTGCTTTCAACGCTTATATTCGCGCCCGTGATTTTCATTTACCGTGCATTTCTTGTGGTGCTTATCCTAATTCTGCTCCTGTTGGCGGCAATTTTGACTGCGGGCATTTTAAGTCTATTGGCTCTTGCCGACATTTGCGTTTCAATATCTGGAACGCGCACGGGCAATGCAAACGCTGCAACCGATACCTTTCAGGAAACATTGTGGAGTACCGCAAAGGACTCTGTGAAAGGATTGGGAAACAAAAAGTGGAAAGCCTAGAAGCCGACAACAGACCGCGCAGATACAGCATCGATGATTTGAAGCGAATCGCAAGACTTGCTCGCAAGAGGATGAAGCGATATGAAACCAGCAGAACCTAACGAAAGCCAAAAAATCAAAGACAAGCGGCGAGAACAGCTTGAGCAGGATATTCGTGACTATCTGGAAAAAGGCGGGAAGATTACAGACGCTAACTCAGCGCCTGATCGACCGAAACGAAAGAAGCGAAATTTCGGGAACATTCATGTCCGGCAGAGTTGATGCGGTATATTAAGGTTCCGCGCTGGAGTAAAAAGTGAAAATTGCAATCTATGATGTTGATAGCAAAATTCCTAACTTAGCACTTATGAAACTGTCAGCTTGGCATAAAGCAAACGGAGATCATGTTGAACATTATTTGCCATTGCTCAGAGATGAATACGACAAGATTTATGCCTCAAAAATATTTAATTTTAGCGATGACTGGATGCTCTCTGAAGATAAAATGATAATTGGTGGGACAGGCTGGGACATGAAAAAAACTCTGCCAGATGAAATTGAAAACATGACTCCTGATTACTCAATTTACAATTATCCGCACAACATTGGATTCACCATGCGAGGCTGTAGATTAAGGTGCAGCTTTTGCGTTGTTCCAGAGAAAGAAGGCAAACCTTATGGCGTAAGCACCATTGAGGAAATATGGTCACAACGATCATCAAAACACATCGTGTTGTTAGATAATGATTTCTTTGGGAATCCAGATTGGAAAGAAAGGATCGAAGAAATTAAAGAGCATGATTTGCAGGTAAATTTTAGCCAAGGGCTTAACATTAGAAATATAAAGGCAGAGCAAGCAGCGGCTGTTGCAAGTGTTCGTTTTTCAAATATGTCAGGAAAAGCAAAGCAAGTGCATTTTGCTTGGGATGATCCGCGACATGAAAAACTTATTCACAAAGGAATTCAAACTTGCATTGAGGCAGGAATAAAACCTTATCAGATGGCCTTTTACGTTTTGATCGGATATCACTCAACTCCAGAAGAAGATATGCACAGAGTTGAAACTTTAAGGTCATATGGTTGTGACCCATTTGTCATGCCGTATGACAAAGAAAATATTTATCAAAGGCGTTTCACAAGATGGGTGAATCACAAAGCAATTTTTAATTCAGTAAGGTGGGAAGATTACAAATATAAAACTTAATTTACAGGCAAAAATAAAGCCAGCACTAGGAGGAACTGGCTTTACTTCCGCTCCAGATTGATTTAAATTTGGAGCTTCGGTTCAGGAGGCCGATCAGAATGAGGGGAAGAAATCCTGTTTCGGGCAACCGATACGGCATTTTCTCCGATTTGAGCGCCTCCGTCAATACCGAACTGCGGTAGTGGGATGGTCTGTTATTCGCCCGCCACTATAAATCCGAGGGAGCGATCCAAATCCGCAGGCGTTAAGGGTAGTCATCTAGCGAACTGATTTTGGCTTTATCGCCTACAGTGAAACGCAACGTGATGGCGGCATTGAACGCGGATCGGCGGCGAGCAAGTCGTAATCAATGCATCGAGAGCTTTGCTCAGTGATCTCGACCAGCTACTGCGAGCGAAGTCCGAAGTGGCCGGAAGATACCAAAGCGGTGGCTCTGCTGCCGCTTGGGTGAGTATTGCCAGCATGGTCGCTCACTCAGAACCGATTGGCCCAAAGGTTTGCACTAGGAGAACACAATGATTGAATTGAGACCACATCAAGAAACTGCAATCCAGCAGATTAGAAATTCGTTTTCTGCTGGCAACCGGAAAGTATTACTCGCCGCTCCGTGTGGATTCGGCAAGACACTGACAGCGGCATGGATAGCAAAGTCTGCAATAGATAAGGGAAAGCGGGTTACATTCTTTGCTGACAGAATCAAGCTGGTAGACCAGACTCTGATCGCTTTTGATCTACTTGGCATTGACTACGGCGTTATTCAAGCCAATCACTGGTTACAAGATTATTCCAAGCCAGTGCAGATCGCTTCAATCCAGACAATCGCCAGACGAAAAGAGATGCCGCACTTCGATCTTGGGATTATTGACGAATGCCACACTGCCTACAAAGGCATGACCAAGCAAATGGAGAAGTGGAACAATATCCGTTTCATTGGACTGTCTGCTACACCATACTCGCGAGGACTTGGTTGTATTTGGGACGATCTGCTTGTTCCGGTCACGACAGAAGAACTTATCGAGCAAGAATACCTAACACCTGTTCACTATTACGGTGGTAGGTCGGTAGATGTATCAGCGATCAAAACCAAAGCACTTGGCACTGGCGGTTCCGATTACGATCCTGACGATCTTGCAAAAGCCATAGAAGATGACGACCAGCTGGTTGGCGATATTGTTCGGAACTGGCTGGAGCATGGTGAAAACTCACAAACGATTGCATTCTGCCCTTCGATCAAGCACAGCAAATATCTCGTAGAGATTTTTAATCAACACGGAATACGCGCAGAACACATTGACGGCTATACAGAACAATCCAGAAGAAAAGAATTATACGATGGCCATGAGGCTGGCGAATTCAAAATACTATCCTGTTCAAAACTGCTTGGCGTTGGCTATGACTCGCCGCAGACTAGATGCCTGATTGACTGCCGACCAACCAAGTCAACGATTGCTTACCAACAAGCCGCAGGAAGGATCATGCGGATTAGTCCGAGTAAAGAATATTGCATCTACATTGACCACGCCGGGAACGTCCAGAGACATGGCTTTGCAGAGTCGATTGTGCCAGACCAACTTGATACCAAAGAGCAAGGCTTTAATGAAAAGAAACAGCTAAAGAAAAAAGACAAAGAAGAACTGTCCGTTAAAGACTGTCGCCAGTGCGGGCAGCAGATGATGGGCCTCAAGTGCAAGTCATGCGGTTATGAAATTAAAATTACTGAAGCACTGCAAAGCACCAACGAACTTCTAGTCAGGCTGAAAGACAAGCCGAAGCAGTTTGACAAGACGGTGAAATCTCACTGGTACAGCAATCTCCTGAACTACGCCCGCAGATCGGGCTACAAAGACGGATGGGCCGCTCATCAGTATCGACAAAAGTTCGGAGTCTGGCCTCGCCAGTTGGCGGTCGATACCCGCCAAAATATGCTGCCAGAGGTCGAAAACTACATAAAATCCCGCCAAATCGCGTTTTCACACGCCAAAAAATACTAATAAAAACAAAAACATATAAAAAAATAAAAAAAGATGTACAAAGTGTTTGCAAATATAAACCTTTTAGACTATAGTATTTTCAACGGTTGGGAATGGCTCAACTCACTAGGAGAAACAAAGATGAGAACTTTTGACAACAGCACCCGCACTCGATACAGCCACGAAAGTCTGAAAGAGAAGTTTCAAGATGCTTACATCAAAGATAATATCGTGTTTTGGAAATCAAACGACCGGTCGCCTTTTGCTGATATGCTGAACGATTGGTTCGAGTTGGGTCTGATCACTGTTGACCAAGTTAACAACACTATCATGGCCAAGGAGAAGCAAGATCTCGAAGCGATCACTCAATACATCAATCACCGCGAAACGAATGGTTACTCTAATGAAGAAAAAGCTGAGATCTGGAATGAAATCGGCGCTGATGCGGTAGACGTTTTCACTGGTAAGAGAATTTTTGTATAAGGAGAAAAGTACGCGGGGCTTCGGCCCCGCACTCACACTGGGAGAAACAAAGATGAACTCAGTACGAATCAATACAATGAACGATTTAATATCCGAGGTATGCCATGCGGTTGAAACAAACGACATGGAGGCTTTAGATAGCGCAGAAAGATGTTATGAACAGTGGATAGCTGACAAAGAAACGATGCTAGCCGCAAGAAGGCTTTTTGTTTTAGCGTGGAACTCAATAAAAGACTAGGAGAAACAGAAATGAAATTTTACAAATACGACGGGGCAAGGCTTTGCAAAACTTTCAAAGATGATTGTGTTGTTCGATCCGTTTCAGTGGCCTTGAGAAAACCATACGCAGAAGTGTTCCATGATTTGATGGATTTGGGCAAAGAAATTGGAGCATATCCGAATCACGAGAAAGTTTGGCAAAAATACATCCAAGATAAAGGCTTCGTGAAACACAGGCCGCCAAGAAATGAAAAAGGAAAATATATCAGGCTGGTAGATTGGCAGTTCACCGGAACTGCGGTTGTGGTAAACCACGGCCATCTGACTGCCGTTGACGAAGGCACAGTGATTGACTCGTGGGATTGTCGATATCGTCCAGTCAACAGTTATTGGGCAAAGCGTTAGGAGGCAAAGATGGAAGATAACAAAGGACGAAAACAACTTGTCCTGAACGAGACCGCTACTGCGCTTTTCGAGAAAACTAAAAAGCAGATCAGCGAAGAAATCGGGATTCAGCTGAACAACAGTCAATTCATTGAAATTTTATGCGGCAGATTCTTAAAGCCGTAA